GGTAATCTTGACCAATGAAACGCTGTGCTGCTGACCACATTTCTGACTGTGAAGTGTAACCCCTACATGAAAAATATGGTGTGTCAAGTGATCTGCAAGCCTGTCCCACAATATCAACTAAGGCATCCTTTTCAACCCACACTTCAACGTAGTTCGGTTGACCGTCCCACTTGTTCAGCAGATAACTGTATCTTGCAGATGCAATCACATCAGCCGGATTGTCCCAGTGACTATTGCTTCTAAGGTTGCGGGTTCTGTCCGTGATACTGTACCAGTCAATCAACCCGGCAAGTCTGCCGTCATTGATAAGATTTCCAATGTTCTTATAACTGCGTTCATTGTTGGGAATGTACCCACGGGCAACTAACTGATAATATGCCTGTCTAAGTGTCAGTTCATATCCCTGTGCCTGATATTCTTCAACCACCTGATTCACAAGGCGTATCAGTTCAAGACTTTTCTGCTGAAACTTAATGCTTTTATACTCAATCTTTGGCATCAGATCACCCCTTCAATTTCTGCAAAACGCTTTGCATTGATGAAATATGACCAACGGTGTTCACTGGTATGAATCGCATACCCCCAAGGGAAAACGCCCTGTTGTAACCCAAGTGCTATTGTGTTGGTGTGTTTGTGCATCAACTTAGCAACTTCATGTACCGTCAAGGTTGGGATGCCATCTTCACACTTGGAAGGTTTGAATGTCACCGGGGTTTCTTCCTGTTCAAAATAGTCAGGGGTAAGTCCAAGTGATACTGCAATATCACTTTGAACCTGTTCTGACGGTGTGGTCTTGTCATTCAGGTACATACTGATTGACCCCTTACTTTTCCCGGTCAATCCAACAACCTGTGCCTGATTGATTCCTAACTGCTGCATAGCCTGTTTCAACTTTTCGCTGAATTTCATAATTTATCACCTATCCTTTCTTGTAGTAGATATTTTATCTACTTTTTAGGCAAAAAAAATCTTTGTTGCATCATCATCTGTTAAATTTAACAGGTCTTTCAGTGCCTTGATTTCACTTGCCTTGAACTCTGTTTCATTGTTGACCTTCTTCATAAGTCCAAAGTAAGTCAACCCGCACTTTTCAGCCACAAACTGCAATTTATAGCCGGATGCATTGATTTTTTCCCTTAATAACTCTGTGTTCGTCATCTTACTTTTCACCTTCCTTTTCATCATCAGGAAACGCATTGTTATTGTACTGCTTCCTGATTGTTATTCTTACAACCCCTGATTCCAACTGTTCAAATGATGTTTCCTTGAACTTCTGCGGTTTGCCTTTTTTCAGACTTTCCATATACGCAAGGTATTCAAGTTTGGTTGGAAATTCAAGAATCTGTTCAATCCATGCTGCAACTATTTTCTTCACTTCATCACCTTCTTTCATTGCCGGGTGCTTTCAGGCAGCTACCCGGCATCTTGTTAATTCAGTCTGTTTTATACCTCTAAACTCTGTATGTGCTTTTACTGTACCAGTGATTGACATTTCATCAACAGTATCATCAATATACTTTCCGGTTTTCCATGTATAAACATTTCCATCTGCACCTATGATTTTGTATATGTGGGTGACACCGAAATCAGTTTCCCAACTTGTTACACACTTTACAGACTGAACTTTTACTGTGATTCTGTCAGAAATTTCACCGACATATTCTGATGACTGTTCTATGTCAAGAACTGCTTTTCTCTTTGCGGTTCGTTCTAACCCCTTGTCATACGCCGGAAATAATGAAGCGTACAAGCCAAAATTCCCTTTGACATATTCAAGACTGCAAGCCGTTTTTAAGTTATGAATGTAATTGCTGTTTTCTTCCTGTTCAGACACCCAAGCAAGGGCATCTGACACAAGTTTTACTGTCAAATCACTGTCAATGTCAAAGTTCACTGACCGCATCTTATCAAGTAAATCCTGTAAGTATTCTTTTGTTATTGCCCGCCCATGTGCTGCATCATAAAAATCTAATGCCCTTGTTGCTGTGCTGATACCTTCATCAGATGATCTTGTGTAACCAAAATGACGGATTGTTTCAGCAACATAAGAAAGATATTCCTTTGTATTAACATACCGCTGATAACTGCATCCCGGTTCAGGTGTTTCACCTTCAATTAAAGTATCAAACAGACTCATGTATTGTGTGACTGCTTCTGCACTCATACCATGTGTAAAATCTTTCAGACAAGATTTTCCAACCTGTTTGAACTCACCCGTTGTCTTATTCCTGACAATGTATGTGTTTTTGCGGTATCTCTTACTGTTGCAGTGTTCACATACAGGTGTGGTTGTATAGTATCTTTCAGGTACTTCAATCCCGGCAACACCTGTTATAATATTACCCTTTTCAGTGTGCTCCAGTTCAGCAACAAATTCCCAGTCATTTATGACTGCTGTTCCTTCCGCTTCTACCAGTACAAAACGGGCAGTGTACTTGTTTCCTTTTTCGTCCTTCAACTCTCTGAACTCTTCACCAGTCTGTTCATAGTGGAAATCACAACCGTATGCCTTGCACTTATTAAAAATACGCTTCAACTTCTTTTCAAGTCTATCAAGATTACCTTCATAGATTGCATACTTCATAGCCTTACCATTTCCTTTCCCAGTTCCTTCAAAAAGTTGTCTATTGTCAGCACACCTTATTACATCAGGGGTGTCTTGCCTTTATCAGATTTCACATTAAAATCTGCAAACCTGTCAGCTAACATTTGAACTTTTTGAACGGTACTGTTCAAACCGCCGGGGTTTCACATTAAAACCACCAAAACCTGTTGACCTACACACAATAGACAATTTTTTGAAAGAACTGAAATCCTATTCCTTGGTTCTTTTCCCCGGAACTGCTGCAACAGTTCTTTTTGAAGTAGTCAGGAAGTCGGGGAACTTCCTGACCTGTGAAACAAAGTGCTGTGTCATCTCGTGCGGTTGATTCTTCCACTTAACGGTTTCTTGTTTTAGGGGTAAAGTGCTGATTGGTTCAGCCTGTTCAGTTTTCTTCAAATAGTTCTGAATACTTTGCTTTCTTGCCCTACCGTTCCTGTTTTCTTCAACTACTTTGACGGGTCATGTTTATTCTTCACACGCTCTGTCTGCTATCCGGCAGCCTGACCACCATGTCACTTGCGTGTAGCCCTATCGCTTCACCCGTTCCTTCCTACTTGCTTTGTTTCGAGTAGATGTTTTATCTACTGACATAACAATACCATTCAGTAGATAAAATGTCAACACTTTTTTATAAAAAATTTGATAAAAGTTGATATTCAATCTATTTTATGGTATTCTTTAAGCATAACCAACCGGGAAGAAGGTGATTAAATGACAATAGGTGAAAGGATAAAAGCAAGGCGGGATGAATTAGGAATGTCACAAGAAGAACTTGCACATAAGATTGGATATAAAAGCAAAACTTCCATAAACAAGATCGAACTTGGTATTCAGGAATTACGGCAATCAAAAATAAAACAGATTGCTGATGCACTCCAAACAACTCCGGCTTATATCATGGGTTGGAAGGAAACAGAAGAAGATCAGCAGTTAAAAAAGTGTCGTGAACTGTTCAAGAAATGTCACGGTTCAGATGCTTATGATGTGGTTTCCTTGTATCTCACCCTTGATGAATCCGACAAAAATGTTGTAAAGACTATGATTGAATCATTGCTTTCAGCAGAAAAATATTCTGTTAAAAAAGAATCATTGAACGCATAGGCAATATCATCATGGTTGATTTTTCAAAAAGGTAACTGTTGGTAACAGGTAACTGTTGCTTTTCTATACTGTATATTTTACTTTTTATATTCTTATTTATATAAGATATTTTATTATTAAGAAAAATACTACCAAACAGATACCAACCGTTACTATATTGAAAACACTGTATTTGCAACAGTTACTTGAACAGTTACCAACCGTTACGAACAGTTACCACAAAGAAGGGAAGGTCAGATTTATGAAAAAAGTCATTAAACTTGTCGTTTTAGCAATCGTCGTTATTTTTGTAATTATGGTTGTAAAGGATATTTCAAAGAATCCCATTCAGAAAAAAGAAACATCATCAGAAGAAATCCCTGTCATCTTAGATGCAAATACTTATTCAAGGATTTCATCTGAAAAGTTGGTTGAATTACTTGGTGAACCAAAGTCAACAGAAGATTGGAACAATAAAAATTCCAAAGGCACATTTCAAATGCAGCTTTACACTTATGACTTAGATGGAATGTATTCAGAATTTATTCTGTATGAAGATGCTGTTGTCAAGATCAGATGCTTTGCAACTGAACCGTGGGAAATCAAGAAAGACTTTGACAATGTGTTCAAAATGTTCAATATCACTGTGAAGGACAGTGCAAGAAAAGTTGTTGACACGGGTGTTACTTATAAGTTTTCACCAGTATCAGACACCGTTGCAGAATTTGAAGTTTATAATTTTGATTCTGAAAAGCACACTTTTGATTCAGTCTATATCACATACAATTTAAATTATTTTGATGATCCTAATTAACTGAACAAAAAATGAACCCCAACCGTTGCAGCGGTCAGGGTTCTTATAACTCTATACCAAGGAATAGGATGATATAGGCTATGCAACCCTAATTATATCATCCATTCCTTGAAATTTCAATCAGGAAGGAATGATATACATGGGAAGAAGAAACCCAAACGGTTACGGGTGTGTGACCAAGTTGAAGGGTAACCGTTCACGCCCGTGGCTTGCCAAGGTCACCATATATGACGAACAGGGACACGCAAAACAAACCCCTATCGGTTACGCTGAAACAGAAGAAAAAGCCAACATTCTATTGGCTGAATATAACAACAATCCTTGGGACATTGACCGGGAAAAGGTCACCTTGGTTGTACTCTATCAGCGTTGGTCTGAAATTAAGTTACCAAAGTTAGGAAAATCAAATCAACAGTCTTTGCGTTCAGCGTTCAAGCACTGTTCAAAATACTACGGTGTGAAGTACCGATCACTGAAATCTTATCAGATGCAAGACTGCATTGACAACTGCGGGTGTGGGTATTCAACACAATGGTCAATCAAGAATCTGTTCGGACACCTTGACAGATTCGCATTTGAAATTGACCTGATAGATAAAATGTATTCACAAATAACCACCGCCCCACCAATACCTGAAACAACCCGTGAACCGTTCACCCAAGAACAGATTGATGCACTATGGAAAATAAAAGATGACCCTTGGGTCAATACCGTGCTGATCTACATATATACAGGGTTCAGATTACAGGAATTGTTGGGAATGAAAACTGAACAGGTGAATATCAAGGACTGGTACTTTGAAGGTGGAATCAAGACCACTGCCGGAAAGTGCCGTATTGTTCCGATACATGACCGCATCAAACCATTTGTAAAAGCACTGGTTGATGAAGGGAACAAGTACCTGTTCACCTATCAGGGTAAAAAGTTCAGTCAGGCAAATTACTATAAGTGTTGGGGTGAAGTCATGGAAAAGATAGGTGCAGACAAGACCCCGCATGAAGCACGGCACACCTTTGAAACCAACCTTGACAATGCCAAAGGCAACAGAAAATGTATTGATATGCTGATGGGTCATAAATCAAAGGATGTGGGAAACAGAGTGTATAATCACAAGACTATTGAACAGTTACGGGAAACCGTTGCCCTATTAAAATAATATTTTTTACGCTGAACCAGTAACAAATTAGAAACAAAAAAGACGGGAAATGCCGTAAAATCAAGCATTTCCCGTCTTAAAAAATGTATTATATCATATGTGTATGCCCGCTACAAGAAAAAACATTTCAAGCAGGAAAACAAAAAGCCATGCAATGAAAAATCCAATACTGCATGGCTTTACAAAATTAATTTTATACCGCAGGGATTACATAACCTGCCAGCTTCATTTCCTTTGTGAAATCATCGACAGACATTCCCGTTTTTTCTGCACCCGTTTCCACGGTGATGATCCCATCCTGCACCAGAGATGCATATGCACGAATCTGGCCTTCTCGCTGGCCTTCGATTCTGCCCTCACGCTGACCTTCGATTCTTCCTTCTCGCTGGCCTTCAATTCTGCCCTCTCGCTGCCCTTCCATACGTTCCTCATTCAATTCATCTGCCATCAAAACACGTAATGCCTCACACATGATCCTTTCACTTCCTTTCCATTCCCGTACTTTCTCCATGTTACTGTTTACAATGACCTGCAGCACGATATCTGCAAGATTCTTCTCCCTTCCCTCAAAGGTACTCACCTGCAATAAATACTGACGCATCAACGATTCCTCCAGATGATTCGTCAATGCTTTTAGCTGTACATGCATATCCGTGTCCAGTTCCGATGATGCAATGATCTGCACCGGAAACATCACATCATAGACATAGTAAATCCCGGCTGTTTCTTTTTGACATTCATACCCAGATTTTTCCAGTTCCCCAAGCAGCTTCACCGGCTTGCGGTCTCGAATCAGTGTAATGGTAATCTCCTCTGCCGGAATCTCATCCACATGATTTGGTAATACTTTATACAGGCATGCATACGCAACCGCCTTGTAAAAAGTATCAATGTTCAGCTCATCCTTCGGGGATTTATATTCAAAAATGTTGTGTTTCCGGAAGATCTTCCCGATTTCATTTTTTATTTTGCAGTCCCTCTTTACTTTTACAACCGTACAGTCAATCTGCAAAGGTTTTTCCGTAAGCTGGAACTCATCGGTAAATTCCAGATTTTCTGCATCCTCCAGCAGTTCCAGGCGCAAGGCCGAACAGAATGCCGGATGCCACTGCAGCTTTTGGGACTTTTTCTGATTCTCCTGTTGACTCTTCGTTTGTTCTTTTTCCAAATGTTCTCCTTATATTATATGTGGTTTTTGCTTTTATTTCAACGCATAAAAATTGCAGACTGTTAAACCCCGACCGTCAAACTCAGACCGTCAAAACCTGACCGTCAAAGGCACATCAAAGTTCACATCTTTCACTTATACAACAAAACAAATGGAATTTCTGGCAGGAACTGCCACTGAAAAAAGATATGTTTACTATACCATATGTTTATGACCGCTGCAAGAAAAAACATCCCGGGCTGGAAAAACCAAAAGCCATGCAATGGAAAAATCCAATACTGCATGGCTTTACAAATTTGATTTTACACCACAGGGATTACATAACCTGCCTGCTTCATTTCTTTTGTAAAATCATCGACAGACATTCCTGCTTTCTCTGCACCTGTTTCCACGGGGATGATCCCATCCTGCACCAGGGATGCATATGCACGAATCTGTCCTTCGCGCTGACCTTCGCGCTGGCCTTCAATTCTGCCCTCTCGCTGACCTTCCATACGTTCCTCATTCAATTCATCTGCCATCAAAACGCGTAATGCCTCACACATGATTCTTTCACTTCCTTTCCATTTTTGCACTTTCTCCATGTAACTGTTTACAATGACCTGCAACACAACATCCGCAAGATCCTTTTCCCTCTCTGCAAATGCACCGACCTCTAACAAATATTGCCTCATCAGAAAAACAGTTCAGAGCAAATAAAATAAAATTTCCTGTTTGCATACTCTCCAAAAAGAGGTATTATATAGAAAAACACAGGAGGTATTCAAATGAAAGCACATAAATATTGGTCCCTTGGTGCATTGGCAACCATGATCGGAACTATCTATACCGGCTATAAAAATATGAAATCAGCTCACAAATATTTTGCCTGCAGTTCTCTTCTCTGCATGATTATGGCTATCTACTCTGGTCATAAAATGCTTTCTGCAAAATCCAGGAAAAAGAAAGACTCTGTTTCTCAAGAATCCGCAGAATAATTGAAATTATAGATGTTTTTACCCATACATACTACATGGCTTTACAAAATGATTTTATACCGCAGGGATTACATAACCAGCCTGTTTCATTTCTTTTGTAAAGTCATCGACAGACATTCCTGCTTTTTCTGCACCAACTTCCACTGTAATGATTCCATCCTTTACCAAAGTTGCATATGCACGAATCTGGCCTTCACGCTGACCTTCCACGCGTTCTTCATTCAATTCATCTGCCATTAAAACACGTAATGCCTCACACATTGTCTGTTCACTTCCTTTCCATTTTTGCACTTTCTCCATGTTACTGTTTACAATAACCTGAAGCACAACATCCGCAAGATTCTTTTCCCTCTCTGTAAAAACGCTAACTTCCTGCAGATACTTCCACATCAGCGGTTCATCCAAATTGTCAGTCAGCGCCTTGAGCTGTACATGCAAATCCATATCCAGTTCCGATGATGCAATGATCTGCACCGGGAACATCACACCACTGACATAATAGATTCCGGCTGTTTCTTTCCTGCATTCATACCCATCACTACTTAATTTCTGAAGAAGCTTCACTGGCTTGCGGTCTCGAATCAGTGTAATGGTAATCTCCTCTGCCTGAATCTCATCCACATGATTTGGTAATACTTTATACAGGCATGCATACGCAACCGCCTTGTAAAAAGTATCAATGTTCAGCTCATCCTTCGGGGATTTATATTCAAAAATGTTGTGTTTCCGGAAGATCTTCCCGATTTCATTTTTTATTTTGCAGTCCTTCTTTACTTTTACAACCGTACAGTCAATCTGCAAGGGTTTCTCCGTAAGCTGGAACTCATCGGTAAATTCCAGATTTTCTGCATCCTCCAGCAGTTCCAGGCGCAAGGCTGAACAGAATGCCGGATGCCACTGTAGCTTCTTTTGTTTTTCTTTTTTATTTTTCAATTGTTCTCCTTTTATTATACAAAACTGTTATACTCTTTTCAACGCACAAAAATCACGTATTAATAAACTCATAAAATTTAAACAAATGGAATTTCTGGCAGAAACTGCCTCTGAAAAAAGATATGATTACTATATCATATGTGTATGCCCGCTACAAGAAAAAACATTTCAAGCAGGAAAACAAAAAGCCATGCAATGAAAAATCCAATACTGCATGG